CTATTGAGTGGACCCGTATCCACGAATATCTCACCAAGCATGGTGATGATCAAATCGTGGCTGGTGATTACGGAAAGTTTGATAAACATATGATTGCTTCATTTGTTTTATCAGCTTACCGTGTCATTATCGCTATCCACAGAAGCGCAGGTTTTTCTGAACAAGAATTAAGAGAAATTATGTGCATTGGATACGATACAGCATTTCCTGTTGTCAATGTCAATGGTGATTTAATCGAATTTTTCGGTACGAATCCATCAGGACATCCACTGACAGTCATTGTTAATTCCATTGTGAACAGTCTTTATATGCGTTATGCATATTGTTTGACGAACCCACAGGGTAAAAATTGCAGTGACTTTAAGAAATATGTTAATCTTATGACATATGGAGATGATAATGCGATGGGCGTGTCGCGTAACATTCCGTGGTTCAACCACACTGCTATTCAGAAAGCTATGGCTACCATTGGAGTAGAATACACTATGGCCGATAAAGAGTCTGAATCACGTCCCTACATCCACATTAACGATTGTTCCTTTTTGAAACGATCGTGGCGTTACGAGAGTGATCTTCAAGCGTTTGCTTGTCCATTGGAAGTGAAATCAATTCACAAATCTCTCACAATGTGGGTGCCTTCAGGTACCATCGATGCTCATGCTCAGATGGTGGCTGTTATTAGTAGCGCCAATACGGAGTTTTTCTTTCATGGTCGTGAGATCTTTGAGAAACACCACCTCTTCTTTAAAGAAATTTTGGATGAGGAACCCTACCGATTTTACGTCGGTGAAGCGACCCTGCCAAACTGGGAAACTCTCTGTGAGAGATTTCGGCGGGCGTCAGAGGGATTATAAAGATCCCAGTGCGTATATGTGTATTTGGCAGTTCATGTATACGTTAAAATAAATGTCAGGCAACAATTATAACAAGAAAGAATATGAAAATGTTGAATCAGTCACTGAAAGTACTGATCCTACGTATGCGCCTACGAGCGCGTATGCGTGGAGTATTTCGTCTCGTTTGTTACTGCAGAGTGAAGATCTTTCGCAAGAATTGACCAAAGAGAATGTCACTTTTGAGGACTCTGTCCAAGGTGATATGGTCATGGCTTCTGACTCTGTGAATCCCGTTGCATTAACGGATTCAACACCAGATTTATCGTTAGGTGGTTTTCTAGCTCGTCCAGTCACCATCCATACATTCACCTGGTCCACATCAGATGCTGTTGGTGTTCCTAGTACGATTAAGCCTTGGTATTTGTATTTGAACAATTCTGTAATCAAAAATAAATTAAATAATTTCGCATTTATGCGAGGAAAATTGCATATCAAGGTGATTATTAATGCTACACCATTTCAATACGGCAGCATGCGTGTTGCTTACACACCACTCCTTGGGGTGATGGGTAGTAAAATCCGCACTAATCCAACATCTGCTGAACCTCTCCGGGTACCATATTCTCAATTACCCGGTTTTTATATTGAACCTCAATATAACAAAGGTGGAGAAATGGAACTCCCATTCTTCTACCATAAAAATTGGTTGGACATCACTTCCGCAGCAGACGTACAAAATTTCGGAACGCTTGAATATATGCCGTTCTCACCTTTTGCCGTTGCTATTTCGACGGCTCCAACTTCAATTACTGTGCGTACAGTTGCATGGATGTCTGATGTTGAGTTGATGGGCACAACTAGCAAATTGGCTTTGCAAGCTGATGAATACGGGAATGGAGCTATCTCCAAACCTGCTTCAGCCGTAGCTAATGCTGCTTCCATGCTAACCCAAATACCTGTTATTGGACGTTTTGCGCGAGCCACCCAGATTGGGGCTAGTGCTGTATCGAAAATAGCAACATTATTTGGGTTTACCAATCCACCCAATATTGAGAACGTGATGCCAATATATCAAATGTCTGCTCCACATTTGGCAACTACTGAAATTTCGGTTCCATATCAAAAATTGAGTTTGGATCCTAAGACAGAGTTGTCAATTGATCCAACTTTGTTTGGCATTACGAATCAAGATGAATTATGTATCAATCACCTGAAGAAGAAGGAATCTTTCTTTGGTTCTGCCACATGGTCCACTGCTGATGCTGAGAACACGCAGTTGTTCAATGTCAAGATCAGTCCAGTGATTCGAGATGCTGTGTCATTGATTAATGTCACTACAAAAGGTTTTCGAACCTATGAAACTCCATTGTCTTACATGGCAGCCATGTTTGGCAATTGGCGTGGTACGATTAAAATTCGTGTTAAAGTAGTTTGTTCGAAATATCATAGAGGGCGTTTGAAGTTTTCGTGGGATCCTGTGAATGACATCACAAC